TGGACCAGCCGCAAGACCCGGTGCTTTACCTGGACCAGGCGCAAGACCCGGTGCTTTACCTGGACCAGGCGCAAGACCCGGTGCTTTACCTGGACCAGGCGCAAGACCCGGTGCTTTACCTGGACCAGCACCCATATTAGCATTACGTGCACCAGAGCCAGAGCCTGACCTCCCAGATCCAGTTACTTGTAATCAACAAGATATTGATGAATTATGCAGATTAAGAATTTACACACACCAAGATGCACAATCGTGGATAAAAAAAAATTCTAATAAGAGAGACTCAGAAACAGCGCGTATAATAGCACTAATTAATAATTGCAAACGTGAAGGAAAATATTGCGCTCCACTCGCACTTAATGCACCAGTTACAACTGGTGCAGCCGCGGCTGAAATGTACGCTGCTTTATATGATGAATAATACACTTATAGCAGATGTACTGGCTTTCTTAGTAAGTGGAACCAGGAATAATATTGAATAATAAATATTTTATAAATATAGCTATAATATTTATAAAATGTTAATACCATCAATTATTAGTTCATTGATAGAAGTAGTTATAACTCACCCTATTGATGTTTACAAAACCAATTTACAATTAAATAAACCAACCCATTTAAACCATATTTACAAAGGATTTATTCAAAGAGCTCTTGGTAATATACCATCTCGCTCCACCTTCTTATTTACATCAGATTATTTAAAACAAAAAAATATAAATATTTTATTGATTCCATTTATATCTGGGGCAATACAAACAGTTGTTGATACACCTGTTGAGAATCTTAAAATAAGAGCAATTAATAATCATAAAGAATTGTGTCCGTCACCATTTGACCAAAAGAGAGTCCGTACATTCAAAAACGGTTTTACCGTTTTTGAATGGCGCTGCTCACAATTAAACTTATTTCGTGGATACATTCCTCATTCAGCACGTAATATTATCTTTATTGGGAGCGTTATAACTATGAAAGAAAGATACGAGTCAATTTATAGTGGGGCAATTGGTGGAGTGATTGGTAGTTATATGTCTCATCCACTTGATACAATTAAAACTAGAATTCAATCATATCAGCCTTATAAATTCGTATTACAAGACTTTTTTACAAAACAATTATTTATCGGCGCGCACCCTCGGGCAATTATGGCTTTTATTAATATGATGATTAGCTTGAATTGTTATGATTATTTGAAAAATAAAATAAATTAATTTAAATCAACTCAAGAAGGTCTGAAAGGTCATCATCGACAGGAGTAATTTCGGATTGGATTGGTTGTTCATTAGGTTGTTCCTCGGGTTGTGCAGGTTGTTCCTCGGGTTGTGCGGGTTGTTCCTCAGGTCGTTCCTCAGGGTTTTCCTCAGGTCGTTCCTCAGGGTTTTCCTCAGGTCGTTCCTCAGGGTTTTCCTCAGGTCGTTCCTCAGGGTTTTCCTCAGGTCGTTCCTCAGGGTGTTCCTCGGGTTGTGCAGGTTGTTCCTCAGACTGTTCATCAGATTGCTCAGTTTGCTCCTCAGACCGCTCAGTTTGCTCCTCAGACTGCTCATCTACTTGCACTGTTTCTCTATTGATATTAATTGCATCGATGAAATTATATAATTGTGGATTGGTCACAACATAATTAAACATATTGACAAGTGTATATGTAAATTCAGCAATAGTTGCAATTACAACAAATACCATAATATACACGATTGAATCGTATGGGAGTCTGAAAATCCTATCTAGAATAAAGGTTGTTGGAACTCCCGCAAACAATACCATAGACTTGTTGTAAAGATAGAGGCAACACGCAAGTGTAATATAAAGATGAGTGATATTCTTAACTACAAAATAGGGGTCTGCATATAGGTAAAACGGAAGTAGCCCCATAAAGAGATAGGAGTAATAATTGACAACTGTAGTATATCTATCAATAATATTTGATAGTACAGGAGCATAATCCAAAAGATGATTAATAATATCTATGATAAAACTAGTATCGATATGTGCCATTAAGAATATAATAATATGCTTTTAATATGTGTATAAATCAATTTTTTTATAAAAAGCATAAATGCTTTTTATATGGAAATTTGAACATAGTTCTAAAACTTTAATGCTTATCAATTTTTTTATTAGTTAATTTGAACAGAGTTCTAAAATTTTAATTAATACCCTGGTCAAGGTCATCCTCGCTTTCTTCGCTCTCACTCTCAACCGCCACTATAGGTGCAACTGTTGGTGTCGCCACAATACTATCATTATAATGAGCATTCTTGGTAGAAGGGTCATAACCAAGACCCATTTCCTTGTACCAATCGTGATTGGGAATACGGCTTTCAATCTTGTCAATGAATACCACGGTCTCATCCCTCTCTCTAAAGTTCATAAAACCGTCATCATTTGGCACAACCACTTCATTGGTGAAACGATATGATACATCGTTAATTTTGACATAGCGCAGAAGAGAAACGAGTGAACAGAAGAGCGCCGATTTGTAGAGCATCTTGCCATCCTTCATACTCTTCTTTTCTAGTTTCTCAATAGACTTGAGTTTATCTTCGATGTGGCTATTGTGGTCAACCATAATATTAAATCCATTAATATTGTTAATCTTGAAAGACAGTTTCTCAATCTTAATCTTTGGCTGTCCGGAAAGCTTCTTAATATCCAGCCGAGGCAGGACAATGTTAAAGCCATAACTAAAGTATTTACCTAGACGATGATTGTACAGGTCGCTATAGTTATTTTCATTCACAACGTTAATCATATACTTGAATGCCTTGGCGGACTTTTCAGTAAAGAGTGTTGTCTTGCCATCCCAAGCCACGCGGCAAGGATACATATCAAAGTTTTCAAAGATATTCTCAATTCCTTGATTGCGGGTAAGAATGAATTGTAGACGGTAGCACATACGGATACCAGTGATATCACCATCTTCAAAGTAGTTGCTAAAATCTTTGTTTTCGATTCTAGCTTCGTCCGCAGCCACAACTTCGGGCTTGGTCCACTTACTACGGTTCTTGCGGTAAATCTTGCCAGTTTCTGGGTCAATTACGGTAAATTGGTCGAAACGATGAAGAGACTTGAACTTGTATTGCTTGTAGTTATCAAGCTTGTATTCGTCTTGGAAGAAATCATTTGGATCACTTACCACAACCACTTCAAATACATTAAAGAGATGCTTGTACATCATCAGGAACTTGTATTTAGGATTAACCGCCTTGAGACGACTCAGAATATCTCGCAATACTCGCGAAAAGTTGGCATTGTGGTTATCCCCGTACATAAAAAAGTCAAGGTCCTTCACACGTTGGCGAAGCAGGATGGAACGGCAAAATCCACCAGCCAGACAGACACCTTCCATATTCAAATCCTTGAGGAATGGATAACGGTTAAAGACGATTCTATTGAATTCATCTTGTGTCTTGACTTCGACTGAGCGACCATTAACTGCTTCCTGAATATATGGAGCTTCAACAGTATAGGCAATCGTATTAAAATCGCACGCGCTCATAGGGATAAGAGTCTGGTCATTATCCTTGGTGTATTCATCTTCAGTAATAACAACTCTTTCTACCAGGCGGTTATCATAAACATTGTCTGTGATAATTGGTTCCAAATTATCCGCTCCAGTGAATTGTGCTTTGTAATCACTGTAATTTTGTACCTGTACAAAACTGTCAGTAATATTTTTGTAGCAAACAGGACAATTGATTGTATTTTGTTTTAGCACATCATAACCTTCAGCCGATACGACAGAACGAGGAGCACAAACAACTGTCTTGCTGAGACGATGAGGAGGAACCACGAAACCACCCGTATTAGTGGTATCCTTCATAGTAACATAACAGTTATAATTATATTCAACCGGCTGTGCCTTGCGCTCATAGTATACAACTGGTTTGAGTTTTGACTTGACAAAATCAACTACATTATAAGGTGTTACACCATTGATACGCATATCTTCTTCACAATAAGGAAGTTGTGATTTAATCAGATTCATATCCCCAAATACATTAATAAATGCATACCAGAATGTCATTGGGCGAATCTTGCTATCATATACAACTGTTTCCGAAGACTCGCTCAGAATATCTTTAACTGCTGCAGCCAATTCGGGGTTTGTTGCTTCAGTAAGAGTAGATACTGGTCCAGATACTGGTCCAGGAACTGGTTCATCTGTCGGCGCAGTTGCCTCGCCAGTTTCAGGATTATCAATTATATCCACATCAGTGGTTTCATTATTAATGACAATTTCGCTAATATCATTAAACCCACCGTGCTTAAGTGCACGATAGAGAAGATACTTGATGTAATTTGGATTTCCCTTAACTGGTGCAGGTGGATTGTTCAGGAGATAATCATATTCAGACTTGTCAATACCAAATCGTTTTCTATCCATACAAAGCCTAGCCATCTCACGATAGCTAGTCTTGACACTTTCAGGAACATCTGACAGACACACTCTGACCATATCACTAAAAAAGCAATACATAATCATATCTGAACCGGGATTTATACCATATTTCTTGGCATAATTTGCACGGAACCATTGTCTGACACATTGGTCAAATTCACCATTATCCATTGTTACCTTGCGAGGAAACATTGGCACACTATGATTACCCATCTTGATGCTAGAATTGTTATATGTCTTATCATTAATAGTCAGACTATTATTAACACTCGCGTCAACATCACCAACAATCATATCGCCAATACTTGACCCAACAATGAAACTAATGTATTCATTCTGTGGGATATTGGTAATGGCTTTCTTGGTATCATTGTAAAGCGCAATCTGTGCCTTTTCAAATACCTTTTCACGACGGTTCTTATAACCTTGGAAGGTAGATGCAGTACCCTTTGCGACATTATCAACTTCATTCAAAAGCAAACCACGGATTTGTTTGTACATACCGACATCAACAAAGAGCCCGCAAAAGATATCAATGGTCGCGCGCTTTGCCATATGCGGCTTGTCCTTGGTCAGATAATGCAGTGTTGCGACAATATCATAGGATAGACGCAGATAAGCATTATTCTTTTCTTCTTGTGTTTCATTGTTATTCTTAATAATGTCAATCAGACTTTCAACGTAGGCAATAAATTCGTGAGTCTTGTCGACTCTGAAAACACGGTCCCTAAAGGCAGCCATATTTGGACCGACATCTGGATTGCTGTTATTGACAAATGGATTAGTAACATCATTGTGGAATCGATTAAAGCAGATAAACTGCTTAATCATATGGGACAGTTTTGCCTCACTCACACGAGTAAAGATAGTATTACCAGCGGTAACATTATCCTTCATATAATTGAAATTGTTGCTTTCAACCGTCACAATGTAAATCTTCTTATTATCGCTGAAGAACTTGTTAATGTGCTTTGATACATCATTCGCATAGTCGCTAATCTCACCATCGGTAATGACATAGATATCGTGTGAAGTAGCCAGCCATTCAGCTGGGAGTTTATCCCAGGCACGGCAGACATAGGTACCACCACCACTTGTTTTGTAAATACTATGCATTGTGTCGACGTTTGTCTTATTATTACCATTTGGGAATTTTACCGTATCATCCCAAAACATCATATAACACTCGGTAATATTACGACGCTTAAGAAGATTTTGGGTATGAATTACCTCGGTTTCGAGTACCCACCCACTGGTGGACCCCGAATTATCAATCATAACAATGGGGCAAGTATCATATATAATTGCATTACCTTGTTCAAAAAGATTCGAGAAATCGTTGCTTTGGACAGACATCATATTGCTATAATATGAAAAAATGGATTTTAAACGCATTTTTTATCAATTTTTTTTACGAAAAGATGGATAGTTTGCCTGGGTGGATTTTGCCCCCAATTTTATAAAAAAATGAAAAAAAAAGTTTAAATATATATTCTATATACTGTATAATGGCAAAAGCGCTCTCGGTTTCAGCTTTCTTGATGATAAGCTTGATGATATCACTTTGTCCGGTGGAAGCTCGTATTCCCCGGATAAATTTAAGTCAAACCAGTCTCACAATAGACAAAGGTAAATATGATATGGTTGGGTTCACTCTCGATGAACCTATTATTTGTAAGGATATGGATGGGTCTTGTTCAGTGGTAGTTTTACTTACAAACCCTAACCCGAATAAGATTAGCTTGGATAATTGTATGGTCAAATGGAATTGGGATGAATGGTCCCAGACACGGTATATAAAGGTATCAGCGGTGGAGAATTTTATTAATGATATAGCCTATACGGGTACTATCATTATGGGTCCTGCGATAAGTCGGTCTGAATATTACAATGGATTTCGAGCCAATAACATTACGGTTGCTACCATTTTCAAGCCTTCCGGCTACTGTAGTGGGACAGGAGACCCTCACTATACCACATTTGATGGAGCTTATTGGCACGTCTATTGGTCCGGGTCATATGTATTATATGGAGCTCCCCATAGAGATTTTGAGGTCCAGGTAGCGGCACGAAGTTATCCATCCCAGCATTGCGGCTTTGCCGCAAAGGAAAAAAATGATATCGTTGTTGTTCACCGTTGCGATGGAAACAATATTATGCGTCGTACGTGTGGTACTTCTACTTGCGATTCTGGTTCTTTTCCAAAGGTTTCAGTTGTTGGTAGTTCATACCGAGTTGAATTTGCATCTGGTGCAATGGTACGATTTGATATGTATAATAGTGTATATGGTAATATGTATGTCACTGCACCAGGTCAGGATTATGGAATGACACAAGGTATCTGTGGTAATTTTAATGGAAATAAAAATGATGATGCACCAGTTTATGTTGCCTCTTCTCCGAGCCAAATGAGACCAGATATGATTCCCAAGATAGATTTATTCAACTGGAAGCCAACCGGAATCATAAATGTTAATCCTTCCCCTTATGCCAAGGAATGCAACTACACTGAACCTACCTACATCCGCCCCATTCTATCTAACCCCGATGTGGAAGATATAACCGGATTAATTAAGAACACTGCGCCAACTGTTACCAATGATAATAATAACTTTGTTGAGACCATTGTTGATACCAAACTAATCGATGCGATGGAGAAACTGTGTACCGATACACTATCATCATCTCATTCTGCCCAAATTTGTAAGAGCAAGCTTCCCAATTTTGATATTAGTATTTATATCGATGGATGCACCGAGGATATGGTTTTATCTAAGGGGGATATCAATCTGCTTGAACAAGCCATTTCCGATATGGAAAACAAATGTATTGTTGAGGCGACCCGTGATACAACCACTTGGGAAAAGGATAATAATGGTAATCCCATCCAGCCCAATCCTGAAATTCTCAATAATATTTGCCCAGCAAATTGCAATGGAAATGGCAAATGTAATAATGCAATGTGTGTGTGTAATGACGGATTCCGTGGTGTGGATTGTTCAATTGATATTAATACCCCACCTACTATTACCTCCCTATCTAATAATGCGATTGATATTACTGTTAATAACATTAAGGAGATTAGTGTGATGGGTAAGAATATCTATAATAGTGATAAATTGGCGTGTAAAATAAATACTGGAGAAATAAACCCTGCCTTTTATATGGGTAGTAATATGGTATTGTGTTATGTTCCCCGTCTATCACTAGTTGATAATAAACCATTAACTGTTTCAGTTCAACTGACTACTGATGGAGTATTATGGTCTAACCCTCTACCTCTAACTTATTACAATTCACTCTGTCATTTGGAAAATGGAACGGTAAATCCGAATTCGTGCAATATTGACAATGTATGTTATCCGGCTCAGAGGATTTCACCTGATAATGTTTGTATGAGATGCCAACCTTCACTCTCCACAAAGACTTGGACATATAACTATGACAATCATCTTGACTGCGGACCAAAGTTTGAATTGGAATCATATAGCGCTCGTATTGTGGAAAAGAATCCTGCCAATAATGTATTTTTCCGTGTAAGTGCAATGAATAACAATATGATGAATAACCCGGATTACAATATCATATATAAATTGGTTAATAGTGAAAAAATCTTTGCTATTAACAGCAAGGGCGAAATTTATACAGTTGGTATCTTGGATACTAATAATCTCCCCTATCCCTTTAACAATATGATTACCGTTATAGCAACGGATAATAAGGGTAATATGGATACGGCGCATATTGTGGTAACAATGCAAAGAACCAATACCCCACCTCTCTTCCCAACTGATACTTTTGTTTTTAATGTATCTGAAAATAATAACATTGGGTCAATTGTTGGTATAGTAAAGGCTAATGATAATGATGTGGATTATGACTGGAGTAATATCCATTATGAGATTGGGATGATTGACAGTGTAAGTGTTGACAATAATGGTACTATTACATCCAACATTGTATTTGATTATGAAATAACACATAAATATACTGGAATTGTGATGGCAAAAGATGGCGGTGGTATGTTCCATATGGCACAACTTATTATTAATATTATAAATGTGGATGAAGCACCGACCCGTATTACACTGGATAATAATATAATTGAGGAGAATAAGGTGGGACTGATTGGTAAATTATCTTGCCTTGACCCGGAGAATGAAATCTGTAATTATACTACCACTACACCAAACTTTAAAATAATGAATGGTGCTCTTTATAATACGGTGCCATTTAATTATGAGAAACGAAATATTTATAAGGTTGATATTATTGCACAAGAACATAATAATACTCTCAAAATGACACTGGATGTTATCGTTAAAGATGTAAATGATGCACCTATTATTAATACTCTTAGTCCGACTGAAATTAAAGAAAATGAAAAAATAGATAGTATCGTTTCTGTTCTATCTACTAGCGATGAAGATGTGGGACAAACGGTTCGTTGTAATGTGGTGAACAATAATCACTTTATTTTGCAGAATAACCTTCTCATCCTTGTTTCACCTCTGGATTATGAAACAACTAATACCCATAATCTTACCATCACATGTATTGATGATGGGACACCGGCACTTTATACCACCAAACAGTTTACTATCAATGTAGTTGACACATCTGACCCACCTAATATTACTATTAATTACTTTCCAGTTTATGAGAACATTACCAAGAATACTATGGTTGCAAAAATAAATATAAATATGAATATAAATATGAATATTAATTATACTATCACCAGTCGTGACAAAGATTATAATATCATTAATAACACTGTTTATTATGTTGGCAATGGATTGGACTATGAAAACACCAATCGATATTATGTACTGCTTGATTATCTTGATACTACCGGAGCATCTACCACCATCACATTGGTAATAAATGTGATTGATATTTTTGAACCACCTCGTAGTATTGTATGGGATACTATTCCGAAAATCACCAATAGAATCCCAATTGGTAGTATTATTGGTAGTATTTATGCTGATGGAGACGATGAATACACTATAATGCTACAAAATCATATGGACAAGTTTGCCCTATATGATAATAAGATTATTACCAATAATAACATTCCGGCTGGAATATATAATTTTGATTTTGCTGTTAATAATGATTTTCATTATAATCTTGAATTAATTGTGGAGGAAGAACCAGATATTATTACTATAAACCTCCCACCGGTCTGCAATTACAAGGAGGAATTACTTAAAATAACAATTAAAGATGATATTAATATTGGCACAACTATTGCAAATTTGAATTGTACAGACCCAGAAGGCAATAAAATAACCTATAGTATCCTCACTATGGATATGATGCTGAAAGATATCATTAATATTACCTCTAGTGGACGAGTCTATATCATTAATACCCCATCCACCCGAAAAGCAAGTATGGGGAAATATATTATCAGAATTGAAGCAAGCGATGGACAATATAAAGATGCTTTCAATCTTCTTATTACCATTAATGATGATTGTTATGATGCACCTTGTGGAAATAATCCTTGCGTAGATATGTTTAATTCTTATGTTTGCAAGTGTAAAGGTGGATTTGTTGGGGCGAGCTGTGATCCAGATTATATCAATAATGTACAAGCGGTGTCAGCTGAAAATAATACTCTATCTAATGCAACAATGGCGGGCATAGTAGTAGGTGTGGTTATGTTAATGATAATTATAATTATTCTACTTGTGGTTGTTTTTAGACGCCCCAATAATAAAACAAGTGATACAACAGTTGAAAATAGCGTGGTAAACCCCCTCTTTATGAAACCATCTGATATGTATAATAATAATGCTACTTATAGTTATACAAACCCAATGTATGGAGTAGAACCTACTCTACAAAATGACGGGGACTTTGTGGTGCGTGAAAACAAGGCAACCCCATCGTGGCATCAATTATCTGTTCGCCATAATAATATGATTTATAATGATATGATAAGAATTCATCGGAACGATATACATTTAAATAATACTTATGAATTGGTTGCACAAAGTAGAAATATTGGTATGCAACCAAGACATAATAATATGGATGACTTGGTGAAATATTATTCTGTTGACCGCGGAATTGGATACACATTAAATTGTAGTGTTCTCAATAACCCAATGTATATGTATATGGATAGCAATGCTATCAATTTACACTCTCAGTATGATGTACCAGCTCTCCCACTCAAAGAAAAACAAAAAGATATGATTAGGAATCTTGCTGATGACAATACAAATGAACTATATGGTAATGTCGCAGATGCGAAACATATTATTATTCACGATATGAATTTATAAAATAATTTTTTTTATATTATGTAATATTTTATCATGTTTGTCTTGTGTTAAATAATAACAACTAATATTTTTCGTATAATAGCCAATACTAATCAAATCTCTTTCTGACTTATTATCAATCATATTAAAGTATCGCATTTTTTTAATTTCAAATATTTTGCAATATTTAATTATCATACGCACTGTCATAAATTGTGTATAATTATTATGCTTATCATATTTTAATTCATTGTGTAGAAATTTAATAATATTACTTAGATCCGTAAGTTTAATATTATTAATATAATGTTTATTCAAATGTAGTAATACTATTATATTTATATGGTTTTCGTTTATACTGACCATATACCGCGATTGTTTATAACTTAAATCTCTTCGTGTCATTTTTAAATTCATTAATTTCTTCACATTTGCTCCATTTATATATTTATTATAATACAAAAATAATGGCATATAGCCACTTCTATATATGTGATATGAATCAATATCATCAACTATATTTCTATGTGGATATAGTTGATAATAATATTTAATGGTTTTATAATTCTCAGCCATATTACCCCGCGACAAAGTATGAATAATATATTTATCATCAATTATACTTTCTGGAATATGGTTTTGTAATAATGATATTGCATAATAATTATTCGATGCAATTGCGACATATGCCATTTGTGCATAGCACTTAATATTTGGTTCATCATTCATATATTTACGAATGAGATGATGATGCCCACCTGATGCAACACAAGCTAATACCATATCGTCCCATTCTGGAGTATTATGATATGTTTTTTTAAAATTTTTATAACTGATATTTTTTTCGACATAATACCGTGGCTTGCGAGTATAATCGATATAAACATTTTCCATAATATAAAATTACAAGTTATTTATAATTTTATATTATCAATTTTTATAGAAAGGTTCGACTGAACCTTTCTATAAAAGTTAATAGGAATTCTTTTGATTTGTTAACAAATCAAACGTCACTATCAATTTTTATTAAAAAGCCATACGGCTTTTTTAATAAACTTTAATCGGGAATGTTAGAAAAGTCTAAGACTTTTCTAACCCACGATCAATTTTTATATCATAATAGTTTTACATTGACTTAAATTCCCAAGTGATGTTTTATATCTTTTTCCTCTACTAGGGAATTTAATACAATAATTATAAGAATTTATGTCCATTTTGAAATGTGGGTTATATTTTATCATTTTACATATTTTTACTATTAATTTAATAAAATAATAATAATATAAAACATTAACCCGCCAATTATTTAGTAACAATTCTAATCTATTAACCGTATTTTTATTTAAAAAAGGAACATTTTTTTTGTGCAATAAAATATATTTTAATATATTAAATTTAGTTAAGAAGCGTCTATTATATGACACGTAACAATAACTATTTATATAAAAACAAAAATTGTCAATACTATGATGTAATATTACATTATCCATATAATATTTTGCTAATTCTATATTATCACTTGAAATAATATGTGATGTTTTAATCTTATTTATATGAATTAATTGATTAGGATACATACTATAATACATTTTAATGGTATCAACATCCCCTCTTTTAAAGATTTTACTAAATAATTCTATATTATTATTTAGTTCAATTGGTATATATTGATATAATAATTTTATTATTTTTATATTACCATAAATACACGCATTATATGCTATTTTTTTAAGGTCATCTATAGTATTCTTCTCATTTGACCATTTAATAACAATATTATTTCTCGATAATACGACACAACAACATATAATATCAAGCCAAACCATTTTATATTTTTCTTTTAATTCATCATATGTAAATATATTTATATTGCGTATGCAATTTTGTATGTCCCTCTCAATTGTATCTCTTTTATATTCACCATATAATAAATTATCAACCCAGAAATGTTGCTGATAATTAAAGTAATACATTATTTATTATAAATTCTTTATTCTTTAATCTTTTTTAACTGGCATATGAGAAAAACTATTACTACGTTGTCTACAAGAGCACGATGTATTTCTACAGACACGACAAGCAACCATTGGTGGGGCAGATGGCTCATATTCATTGTGTAGAGCAGGAGCAGAATAACTATAATATGGATTAATATAATTATTCATTGCAGGAGACGGCGTGTGTGAATTGTAGAAATTCGTTATAAGAGTTCTCATATTTTCTCTTCCATATTTTATTATAAACTCTTTTATAAATGAACAATCATCACAAATCAATTTTCCATTTTTTTTATTGGTAGTCGAACAAAGGGCGCAACGTTTGTCGAACATTAAAATAATTAAGATATTTTTTTATTTGAATTATTTATAAATAATTCCCTATATAGGGCTCTTAATAAGTGGAACCGGAAATAATAATCGAACTTGGCTTTTTCTTATAAACAATCAATTGGTTAAGCTGTTTATTAATATTATTAATCGCTTCCCTATTCTGGATTACTTCATTTTTAATATTAATATAATACATCATTTCTTTTACTCGTTGTTTTTCACTCATAAGAAGACGGTGGATTGCGTAAAACCGAGACATTACTATTTAAAAATTATAATCTAAATATTTTAATTATCAATTTTTATTTATAAGATTATAAATAAAAATTGATAATTAAATTAAATAAATAATAATCCTTAATATTAATGCCCAACTATGTTTATAATCAACTGACCATTCTTGGTAATAATATTGAAGCTTTTTATAATGCCAATAAACCAAAATCGAGTGAACATATGAATAAACGCGAACTATCATTCGATATGCTTGTCCCTGAACCAGAAAAATGTGATTGGTACAAATGGCGATGTGAAAACTGGGGCTGTAAATGGGATGCCAGTGAAGTATCATATACAATGTATAATAATAAGAAATGTGAATACACTTTCTCGACCCCGTGGAATTATCCACTGCCTTGGCTTAAGACTGTGTCGAAAAAATATCCAGAATTGATTTTTAATATTAAATATGAAGATGAAGGATTTAGTTTTTTTGGTACGAGTATTATAAAAAACGGACTTGAAAGACAAGTTGAAGTATATGATTACGAAGATATAATCACATATTTAACGGTTAGTTGTGATTGTGATATGGATGACTTACTTGCTATTGCTAGAAAATATAATTATACTAATTCAGGACCTTGTGAAGAATATGATGAATTTCTTAATGAACTAGATGAATATATTGAATCAAAGGATTTTAAATATGGGTTTAGTTCATCTTTATTTGAAGCGTTTATTATTGATATGTTGGAAGATGAAAAAATAGAAGAAAATACAGAGTCTGAATAAATTTATTGGCATTTGTGCGACCCGCCATTCAGAAACGGTCTGACCGTTTCTGAATGTTCGGGCGCTCTTTTGGTCCGCAATGATTCGAAAACTGTTTTCGAATCACCCGTGACACATTTTGTTTTATATATATTTTCTATTTCTAACATAAGGCGTAAATATTCAGGAGCTGGTGTGCCAACTTTCCTCATTGCATATTCTTTATCTTGGAGATGAGTGAATAGATTATAAATTTTTTCACATTTATAATTCTCCATATCACTACCTTTTAACGTACCGCCTATCGTACAACCAAGTCCAAAATATGCCCCTTCGTAAATTTTTTTTTCTTTATTAAGTTCTCTATCAATCTTATTTAAATGGTTTTCTTTTCTATATTCCCTTTCTAGTTCATCAAAATTGGCAATTTTATAATGAGCCCAGAAGATAGATTGAAAATTAATCCTTTTTTGATTTTTAACATTATTGATATCATTATTTATAATATCAATATAGTTATGGATAAGATTACTATAAGACATTGATATTGGTATTATAATAGTAATAAATTAAATAATCAATTTTTATCTCCCAATTAATTTTTATCTCCCAATCAATTTTTACGAAAACAGTGCCGATAAACTTTCTGTCGGTTTCGTCTCAATTCGCTGAATAATATCAAAAATCAACCCAGACAAATCAACTATTTTAATCTTTGGGCATTTTTCCATATTGTCATTCTGGTCAATGGTATTGGTACAAATAACATATTTAATCTTATCATGATTATTAATTCGTGCTAGTGCCTCACCACTAAAGTATCCGTGAGTGACAATCACGATACAATCTTTAATATTATATTTAGACAGTTCATCAATAGTTGCACACATTGTCCCCATTGTATCTGCCATATCATCTACCAATATGACTGTTTTATCAACAATACTAGCCGGGTCGCCAATTAGTTTGGTTGATGAAATCTTATTTTTTGTTTTGTAATCACGTTGTTTATGCATAACAACATAATCCATCTTAAGATAATTAGCCCACGCTTCAACTCTCTTGATACCACCTGCATCAGGGGAACATAGAATTAGATTTTCAAATTGTTCATTACAATATTTATTCAGTCCTTTAATCAATTCACGAATACAATAAATATTATCACACGGGATATCGTGGAAGAAACCTTGGATTTGTCCAGAATGCAAATCAAATGTAATAACGCGAGTAACACCGGCAGTTTCAATCATATGCGCAATATCAGATGCACCAATAGTTCCACGATGGTCTTTCTTATCACTTCTTGCATATGGAAATGCACCATAAATCAGTGTAATTGATTTCGCAGCCGAACGCTTACACGCCCGAGCAATAAAAAGACTATTAAGAAGATTAGTATTCACATCACCTGCACCAGTTGAAATAATATATGCATTCTTCCCACGAATGCTTGTTTTTAATTTAATATTTGTTTCCCCATTTGCGAAAATAGATTCTTCAATATCAAATAGATTTAGTTTAAAATCATCAGTTGAGTGAAGAACAATTTCTTGTGCCAAGATAGGATGAGCAATTGTTGGGATGATAACAATATCACTTGTCGCCATTAATATTAATGGTAATAATGATAGGGTATAAATAAATCAATTTTTCTGATACTGGTTATACAGTATCAGAAATGTTAATAGATAATGTTTGAATTTATATAAAAATTCAAACCCACTATCAATTTTTATTGTTTGAAAATTAATCGTTTAGGTAAATTAAATTTATTCAAATTAATTTTTATTGTTTGAATAGAATGGTTAGTTTATCATCTGTCTTAAATGTACCCAATACATCTTCCATCACAAGATAATCTACACAATGTGGCTTGAAATTAGATAGTAATTCTTTTGCTGCCATCAATGTCCCACCTGTTGCAAGAATATCATCTACAACCAGAATTCGCGCATTTTCTTTAATAATATTTTTCTGGATTTCAAATACATCTTTACCATATTCTTTTTCGTACGATACTTTAAATGTATCTCCAGGAAGTTTACCTTCTTTACGGATAGCAACAAACCTACACTTCAAATCATTTGCAATCATTGAACCAATAATAAATCCACGTGATTCCAAACCAACAATATAATCATATGGAAATTCCGTTTTGATTTCTTGTCGAATCATATCAATCAAGAACGATGAAATAAGACTATCGGAAAACATACTAACAATATCACTAAAAATAATCCCTTTCTTAGGATAATCATTATAGCGAGGAATGTTATTATAGATTAGTTCTTTAATCGCATTGCTAGTAAGGAGTTGATTTAGTGTTTTCATAATATGATGAACCCTATCGAACCGATTGAAACAATCATACCAATTATCACTTGCTACATTGTAAACATCTGCAATAATGCTTCCCAGAGTAATATCTCTCCCAAGTGGAAGACTCTTACTATTTTGAAATAACATTGGGATAAGAGTATTATCCAGTGCTACCAATGTGTCAGAAACACAATGGACGATTGTATCTTTCCATCTAATTACTATAATACATTTATCATACCAAACATCATCAACCATATCCAGATAGCTTTCAATAGCCATAATGATATTGGTAGTATCATTACTAGATTTAACATAATTATCAATACGTTGGCAAGCGACTCTGTAACCATTCTTATTACCAATTGGTTGGGGAGTATCTGTGGTTGCATTCATACATTTAAGATGACTGGTAATTGTTCCGAAATATGATTTAAAAAAGGCTTGCTTTTTAACCATAGAATTAGACAAGAGTACGATATGAGTCATTATAATTATAACATTTAGTTGTAATAGATAAAATAATCAATTTTTATCAAGATGTCACTAGTGACATCTTGATAAATGTTAATCGAGAATGTTAGAATTTATATATAAATTCTAACCTGCGATCAATTTTTATGAACAATTTTTATGAAACTGTTTACTGCTTTGGTGGGACAGTAGTTGTAGATGTAAGTGTCGATGCTCCCACCTGTTGAGTCACCTCGGTTGTTGCTTGCTTTTGTGCACTCTTTGTTCTCTTTGGTGTAGTTGCAAAACGAGGCTTCTTGATAGGTGGATGCAAATCACCAGATGTTGGCAAAGTAGTCGTGGTTTGTGGAACGCTATATGTATTTCGGTCCAGTCCAGTATATGTAGGTGGGTGTGCACCAAAACCAAATGCAGGAGGTGCAGATGGTTGGGCACTTGGATGTGCACCAAAACCAAATGCAGGAGGTGCAGATGGTTGGGCACTTGGATGTGCACCAAAACCAAATGCAGGAGGTGCTGACTGTTGCGCACTAGATGGCTGTACTCTCACTGGTTGTGCACTAGGTTGTGTGCCAAATGGAAATTGGTATGTACGATGTGTAGTAGCTGTAGCGCCAAAAGGTTGAGGTTGCGTTGCTGTTTGAGCGCGTGCTCGTGCAATATCTTCCAGGCGCTGGACAATTGTGCGGTCCTGTTGCGCCTGTTGTGCGTTCTCCTGACTCTGGCGCTCAATCTCAACTTGGCGCTTCTCTGGAAACTTATAATCAATACCCATCCCACTAGTAGTAGAATGCCTAATGAAATCACGGAGAATAGTAATCTTATCCATGATAGGGTTCACAAGGGTTGTCTTGACTGGCTTCTTAAAAAAGGCACCTGTCTTGAACTCTGGAATCATATTGGCAATTGCCTCCAAATGAGAATCCAGAACGTGGTTAGACATTTCGGTATCATTTGCCTCACTAAGGAGAGTCTTCAGATATGTATTCTGCTTTTCCATCCTTTCGCATTCCCTGAGAACATTAGCTGCGCGAGCGCCAACTGATGCCTTAGTCTTAAGAGATGTAATTCGTGTGTTGAACGATGACATTGCTATTATTGTTATAGTGTTTAATGATATTATTTTTCAATTTTTTTAAGATTTTATCAAATTTTTTATTGTTTATCGAGTTTTTGATTTATATTATTTAATGTATCTAATAATTTTACCTGATATAATACATCTTCTTCTTTCTTTTGTATATTTTTTTTGTCAAAATAAGGCTTAACGAGTTTAACAATAAAATATAATACTATTAACATTAAAATAAATTCAATTATGGATGTTATAAAAAATAATGAATTTGAATTCCCCAGATTAAATAATCTTGTTAAAATATAATCCAATACATTTTTTTTAAATGAAGTAATAAGATTAGATGATGCTATACCAGTAAAAGTACCAATAAAAAAACCCATTATTTTTTGTTCATACATAAAATCTGTAAATTCAGTAAATAATTTATTTATGTTTGATATATCAAACGGCATTATTATAATTATATATAATATTTATTTAAAAATAAACAATATTATACATATAATGAATGTTGTTCCTGTTAATGTAAATGACGAATTAATATCGTTATTAAATAATAATTATGTCGAGGGTAAAACTGATAATTATAAATACGTCTATACAAAGAATTTTATTGAATGGTATCTTGGTATATATCCTTCCTCCGTTATGGGAATTTATGATAATGACGAATTAATTGCAATGATAACGGGGCGTATAGTTCCAACCGTTATAAATAATGCAGAGATAAATCTTGCAGAGATATCGTTTATGTGTGTTCATAAAGATTATCGTAATAGGAAACTATGTCCATTGTTAATATCATCTATCGAAAATAAGATGCGTGAAATGGGCGCGGATGATGCTGTTTTTTCAACTCATCACGATATGGGTAAACCAATGTCTGGGATGGACCATATGATTCGTGTTATAAATATTCGTAAATTAGTATCTATTGGTTATTTGCGATGTGATACTAGTATTGAAAAACTAGAATATCATTATCGTATTGAAAATGTTAAAATTAAAAATAAAAAATTAGAGAGAATAGCAATCGATAATATAAATGATGCGTATAATCTATATAATAAATGGTATGAACAAATGGATATCTATACAAATTATACACTAGATACATTCAAAAAAGTAATGTTATCTGATAATATTGTCGGATATATTTTATATGATAAAGATGTACCCGTTGATATGATTACCTATTATATTGTTAATAGTAATGTGACACGTAGAAATGTATTAATGCGAGATGCATATATATATCATTATACTAATAATAGTAATAGTATGCACCGTATGATGTCATTATTATTACAAAATGAAAAAGAATTAAATACTAGTATAAATATAGATACTATTATGATACCCACTACAATGGGAATGGATATGAATGATTTTGAGGATTTAAAATTTGTCCCAACAACGAGTGATTATAATTATTATCTTTATAAAAACAAAGAGATTGTTATACCTAAAAATAAAATGGGGATTTTATTGATTTAAAATCTATTGTCTAGTTTAAACTAGGAAATAATATTATAAAAAAATTAAATTTTACAAAATTTAATTTTTTTGATATTTTTTTAAGAATTTTAGTAAAATGAAATTTCCTGTCTGGACTTTACAAAAAAATCACGTGGATTTTCCCCCTCAAATGTGTATACACATTTTACACATTTTGGTAAATCATATAAGGATATAAAATCTATGGTAATATATACACAAAAATGTCAGAAAAATTTAGTTGTAAAATATGCCAAAGGGAATATTCATCTCCTCAATCCTTATGTAATCATACGAGGATTAAGCACAAAGTGAATCATAGCACAAAAAGGGTAACACCGTGTTACCCTTCGGTGCACAAAAAAGGTAACATTTTACACAATTCACTTGAAAAAGTCAGTCCTAATATTTGCACTTATTGTCATAAAGAATACGCTTCTAGGCACTCTAAATCACGTCACTTAAAAATATGTAAAGTCAAGCAAATTATAGAAACACAGCAGTTAACAGAAAATGATACATTAAATACATTAAATCATTCTGATAAATCTATTACACAACAAAAAGAAGAACCATCTATAAATAATACAGTATCAGGTGATAATAATACCGTAAATAACGGCACAATTAATAATAATATTAATGTGACAATAAATAACTTTAATGCAGATGATACATCATATTTTTCTGAAAATTTCAAGAACAGAATATTAAAATATTTCACAGATGATAAGAAATTTCATTTGCCCATACCAAAAGTTATTCAGAATTTGAAATTTAATCCAAATCATAGAGAAAACAATAATATGAAAATAACAAATGTTAAATCAGATATTGCACAAAAATATCAAGACAATAAATGGATTTATTGCAAGAAAAGCGATATGATTGATGAGTCGCATAAAATCGCGGTATCAATGGTTGAAGGCTGGATAAATCAAGAACAAACAACACAAAATACAGTTACCGGATTTAAGGATTATCTAAAGGTTAATAAGGAGTATATAAGAAAAGTAATTTTTGAAGAAATTAATAAATTAGGTTACATATATTATAAAAATGAAATGGAACCTGAATTAGATGATTAATATAAGTGGAACCGGAAATAATATTAAATAATAAATTTATTTTTTTTATCATAATGTTTATATGTCCCGCAAGATGCCATATATATAAATAATTGCTCATAATTATACATATCAAATGCAGGGATTGTCTCCAAGCGATAAATATTAAACATTTTTCGATATGGTTTCTTCCTACTAGTATTTATTAAGAACATAACAATCTCCATATCGCTATTAACACACGCTACTATAAAAGAACCCTCCTTTTCTGTGTAGATATCAATTTTATAGTTATATTTTTTTAATAGTAATTCAACATTATGATATTTATGATTATCACATAACATACGAAATAGCTTGTCATAATTTGGCATAATTTTATCATATAGTCCAAATATGATATCAAGCATTTTGATATCATTACAATCACTATCTAGCCACCAATATAGATAACTATTACGATCCATTTTAATATCTACATTATAATTAATCATTAGAGTCATAGCCATATCATAATGCTTATATATAATACATTGACCAATACCAAGAAATAATCTATTAATATTTTTAGGACCGCCGGGTGGTGTATATAATTCGGTCATTTCTTTATAAATATTCTCATCTTGCATCATTAATATAACTTTATCTGATTCACCAGATTGACAATATTTAATGAATTGCGTTTTATTATCCATATAATAATATCAATTGGTATTTTTAAATAAATTTAATTCTAATCCTTTTTAATGACAACCGAATTATTAAACAAATTAAATTTAACCGAATTAAAAACTTTTAAATATATGAACGATAATAAATTTTATAAAGATAATAAAAATTATATTTGGCAAATGTTTATTGGTGATAATATAGAAATAACTAAACCCAGTCCAGAAACATTTACTATGATTGCTGAATTAAATAATCTTAACACTAGAGTATATACTGTGCAACCAATGGTTTTATATAAAGAAGAAAAAACTAAAGTATCCCCATTATTTGCAGAAGCAAATCGTGTCCAAATCGAACGAGGAAATAATATAATGACAATTGTAAATCGTTTTAATCTTACTAAATTGAAATCAAATATTGCTGGACCAATGGATTTCTATCGTGATAATAATAATATGATTTGGATGGTTGATACTAATTTTAACCATACTGTTCCACAATTTATGAAACCAACACCAACTGATTATGTTAGAATAGCAAATTTAAATAAACTTGCCAGCATAAATTATGGGATTCAGGATATGGTTTTATAAAATAATTTTCCTATTAATAACCACCAAGCCAATTTGTTCTAAATTACTAGCAGTATAATACCATAGATGTGCGTCAAATGGATGTATATAACCACTATTAATCCATTTATATATATCGATATAATCAGGAACAATAAAAATCTTTTCCTTCTTAGTATGATGAATAATTGGCATAATATACTCAAAATTATATTTATGGAATATATTATAATAAATCATATGTTCGTATGTATGTATTTTAATATGGAATTTCCTACATAGTTTAAGAGCTTTAACAAACATATTAATATCACCCCATACACTCATAATCTGATATAATGTATTGTCAGTAACAGGCGGGACAATATGTGCGCGTCGTAATTGGCAAGTGCAGACTTGCCAATTAGCGAACAAAACTGGTTGCGATAAGTCAAAAGTGCGGAACGCACTTTTGAATTACGACAACCACATATTATCTTTTTCATACTTTTCAAATAAATATTCCATATAACTAGAACCAAAATCAGACCACTGTGCATAATCAAAACAAGTATATTTATATTGTTCTATTTTAATTGGTGCATAAATATTTCCACCATAGTTATCTACTAGTTTTTTAATAATATTTATATTAATATTAATATCTTGTTCCTGTGTAAATAATGCTACTAAGATAATATCAATTGTTTTTTGGTCAAGTTTATCATTGATATTATCCATTATATAATTTATTATGTTACTATCCCCGTCTTTCGCATCACCCCACTTATACATATCAATATTATATTGTTTCAATTCTTCATAATAATAATTATATATAACAGTATTGTAATCATTTGTAGTTTTTAGAATTTCTATTATATCGGTCATTAATATAATAGAAATCAGTATTATGGTTTTATAAATCAATTTTTATTTTATTAATAATTATCACAAATACTATCATTATGATCACATAAATATGGATTAAAAATATTTTTATTATAATTATATGCAAAATACCATATATTGACTTCCCACATAATTGTATTATGATTTACCATTGTGTCAATACAATAAAATCTAACTAAGTCCGTAAATTGTATTAAACTTATTTTATTTCCACCAAATACACCACCTGCAAAATACCATAGAATATCTTTATAAATATTATAATTATAAAATTTAATATAATCAATATTTAAATCCCATATACGCCCAACTCTAATTTTATCATATGTTTTATATTTCATATTGTTTATTTTTTCTATAAATTCATCATCGCTACATTTAAATACATGTCTTATCCCAAAATCCAGCCAAATAAAATGGTCTGTATTGAAATAATTTAATGTTATTGCTCTATTAATCCATTCTGTTTTACCACACATCATAAACATAAAATCAATAGTATCCTTTTCTTTATTATCTGTATTAAGATTAAAATTTTCTAATTGGTCTGCATAATCATACATATAAAGAAATGACTTGTCAACTACAATTAATTTAGTTATACTTTCATCATAATCTTCTTCTTGTATAAGATTATACATTGCTATATCGACAAAAATAACTTTTGGAAGAGTTGTTTTTAATAATAATTTACCTAATTCATAATATTTATTCAAATTTCTGTTATTTATATTACTAATAAACGCTGATACTAACGTATTCATTATAAATAAAAAAACATTCTTTTTAAATTAAAACGTGAGAAAAGAATTGTTAGCGAACATTTCTTTTACCACTCATCTTCTGAGTCAGACCACTCTCCTCCATCTTCACCCTCTGGATTTGCGTAATTTTCACCCGATGCCTCCGTAGAGTCTCTAGTGTACCGTCTACACTCAATTCTAAGCCCAGATGGGCTTAGAATTTAATGTGGTCATTAGCGCGAATATTATATTTTAAGCCCCGTGGGCTTAAAATATAATGTTCACGGTACTCCTCGGCGATGTGCCCGATTGCATACCGACCGATGGTAGTGTCAATAATGTCAACCCGTCGCGTGTATTCATTTGGATGAATGGAGTAGACGGATGGCTCGCGGCCGCACACAAAGAACTCTGAGTTGCAATCGCACATACATCTGGCTACATCGAATGGGACAAGTTCACTGCGACGGGGTATCATTCGTCGCTCGGTGCTGTCGTCGTGATAGTACCTTTCCCAAGTTCTCGTGTCCGGATTGACTCTACACACTTCCCCAAAGCACTCGGGTATAATCTGCTCGCACCAATCCATATTCTTCATATACACGAGGTAATCGTGGATATAACGATATGAGCGACTGCGCTCTCTCTTCAGCTCGCGAATGATGATGCGTGGGGGACACCAATCTGGAACGCCTCCATAAAGTTCAGGAGGGTTGTCAGTGTGTCCTCTACATCGCGGTAGCAGATGAAGGATGCGATGTAGGGGATGAGCTCCAGCAGGATACTAGACGAGAAGGACCAAGTGCCCTTTCCTCGGCTAGTATATGCTGAGAATCTCTTTGCGAGTACAGTTCCTGTGGTGAACTCGCTAGTTGGCATTTCTGCCTTATTAAATGATGACTCGCCGGATGATGCCATCATAATATCTGAATTTTATGCCAATAGTATAATATTTTATTTTCAATTTTTATTATAAAATAAAATTATAGTATAATGGGAAAGCGCCAAGTTCTATTGGATAATCGCCTAATGATACTATATAATAGAAACATTCAGGTGTTTCATTTTCTTGCGCATACGCGAGTGCGATACTACCAGTTCCCAATACTGGATTAAAAT